TGATGAAAAAGTTAATTGGTCGTTTGTGGTGATACTGGTTTTAATTATTATTCTTTTGGTTTTGTGGGCTTCCATCGTTAGAAATTAAAGGGTAAAAGAGATTGTCACTCATGGGGTAATGTGATAATGTATCGTTCATCAAGACAACTTTTGGTGGATATATTTATGGGAACGCTGTTCCTGATCATTGTTATTGTTATTATTTTACCCGTTTTATGGTTTAAGCTGGTGTTTTGGTATATTCGCAAAAGTTATTATAGGTCAAGGTCGAGATCATGAAATTTGAAATTACGTTCAGTGTTCTACAGTGGGGTACGATCATCGTCTTGTGGATTTTGATTGTGTTCAATATGATTCAGTCGGTGGTTTTGGGTAAGCGGACTAAAAAAGTGGGATATTATACGAAATTCCTAGATGCCAATGAAAAAGCGTTTAGAGATTCGGTTGCGTTATGCGAGGTGGTTTCCAATGAATATAAGGCCGATCCTTATAGCGAACGTATTTTGTTTGCTATTGCTAAGTTTGAGCAATCCAGAGGACGGGTGGAAAAAACTCATTTAAAACTGGTTAAAGCTCAAATGACAGAGGATTTGAAAGAATGAGAAAGCACAAGGTTACTTGGGGACCAGGATATAGGTTTTTTGAATGTGAGGACTGCGGGCATCAATGGAAAGAGAGGTCGAGAGATTGTACGAGTCCTTCGCTTTCGGATTGCCCAGAATGTCATGAAATCTGTTATCCGAACGGAAACGAGAAACACTATGAGTGGGAAACGGATGGATCTGGTAATTTGCTAGATACAAGAATAGATAATCACCTGTGATTTTGACACCTTTCGGTTAATTTGTGATATTATTGAATTGTAGTTGATTTTTTGATGATTAGTGATGGTGATGTGATTATGGCCTTTTTGAGCAGAACAAGACGACAATTGACCGAAAGAGATCTTAAGTTGATGATGATCCCGCGTAGGTTTTGGCCTGAGAGCGGAGATGGCGTAGGGATCTCATTCCAAAATATTTCCGAAGGTCGACATAAAGAGGCAGTTCGCAATTATCTTAGAAAATTGCCTGAAATGCTGGATAAGGGTTATGGAATCCTATTCTTTGGAGAATCAGGAGTAGGTAAAACCTCTTTGTCATGTTTGATAGCGCATGAAGCTAGGCGTTATGATGCTACGGTTTTCTATGTCCGATCCTTTACATTAAGGGATGCAGTTATTCAAGGTCGCATTTGGGACGAGAATATTACCGTCGAAGAAAGAGCTAATAGGGTAGATCTGCTTATCATAGATGACATGGGTAAAGAGCATGTTGAAGGTGGTAAGGGATGGTCCAGTTCTTTTTTTGAGGATTTAATAAGGGTTAGATCAGATAACTTGCGTTCAACAATTATTGCGTCTAGTTTGAGTGAAGAGGAATATTTCAATGTTTACAAAGACGGGATGCGTAGTGCAATGAAAGAATCTATTTGGCCTATTGCTATAGTGGGTGAGAACCTGAAGGTTAAGTTTGGTTTTGAAAAAATTAGATCCACATTTGTTAGTTGATTTTAGCTGAGGTTAGTTGATTATGGCTCTGGACATTGATGTTGGCTTTTTATACGCCATGTTAAAAGACGGTAACGTTAAAAAGTTTATAGAATCGGGTGTTACCCCTGAGTCGATGTCGAGACCGAATACCAGTGCTGCCATTGTTTTTATTCAAAACTATATGAAAAAATATAGTGCCTTACCTTCGATGGAGATGGTTACTCAATATACTGGTGTTCAATTCCATAATGCTCCGACAGCAGAGATGGATTACTGGCTGGAGGAGATTCGTCAGAGAGGAATCTATGGGTTGATCCAAAAAAGCCTGGTAGATGTCACTCAATTGATGAATCGTAAAAAGCCTATCGATGCCTTGCAGAGAATTGAAGATCTGGTCAAAACAGCTAAAAAACAGGCTCTATCTCGAAATAGAGTTATTAAGCTATTCAGCTTAGGAGATGAGGTTGTCTCCTTTTATAACAAGGTAAAAAACGGTGAATTTGGCATTTTGACGCCTTGGAGGACGTTTAATTCTAACACTCTCGGTTGGCACCCTGGAGATCTGGGGATATTTGTAGCTCGTTTGAAAACTGGAAAAACTTGGTTGGTGCTGCATATGGCGAAAGCAGCTTGGCACCAGGGAAAGAAAGTTTTGGTTATCTCAGCGGAGATGTCTCAGAAAAGTCTGGCAATGCGGTTTTACTCTCTCCTGATGGATCTATCCTATGGAAAATTACGCAAAGGATTGCTGAGTCAGGAGGAAGAAAAAGAGTTTTTAGAAAATGTGGAACGATATAAGAACAGCGATAATCTGTATGTTTTTGGTGAGGATTTTCAGCTCAATCTCACAGAATTGGACATGGCCATTGCCGAGCTAGAGCCAGATGTAGTCTATGCAGATGGTATGTATCTTTTATCGGTTCCTGGAGTGCCAGATAGATTCGATAAAGCTCCTATTATTGCTGATGAGTTAAAAATGATGGCGAAAAGATATCAGATACCTATTGTCGGTACGATGCAGTTTAATAGGACTGCTGTAAACAAAAAGGATCAAGAGCTAGATGCTAGTATGATTGGTTTGTCTGACCAGTTTGGATGGAACGCAGATGTGGTTATGGGGATGATTCGTAACAAGGAAATGAGAGAGTCGAAAGAGCTTTTTTTGAAAACGCTTGCCATTCGAGAATCAGAGGACTTTGAGTTGACATTGAATTGGGATTTTGACCGGATGGATTTTAGCGAAAAAATAAAAGATACAGGTAGCGTGGATTTTAAAGACGGTGGTTTTTCAGATCCAAGTTACGGAGGTGGGTATTCTTTTACTCCTTATAAAGATGATGAAGACAATATCCAGGAAAATTCGCCTATTGAAGAGGTTCCGTTTTAGTTGAGTTGATAACTCAATCATAATTTCATATCATAATATAAGAGATCTCCTTAAAGTTTATTTTTTTCTTGGTGGTTGCGACATTTGACCATGAAAGCAGAGGTGCGTCATGGATATGGATACTCAATCCAATAGGTTGTCTATTAAGTGTGATCAGTTGCTTATGCTGTTGGAGCATTTGCCTAGCAAAGAAAGGGCATATGGAAGAATTATCGAAAAACGAATATTAGATATTTGTGATGAGATAGATACAAGAGGTAGAGCTACATCGGAAAATTTTAATGATATAATGTTAATTGAGATGAGCTTGCTGTCGTTGCTTGGTGAAACTTACGAAAAGGCTTTGTATGAAGATGATCCGATTTTTTTGAAAGGAGAGGAGTAACCATATACAGGAGGAAGATTTGATATCCAAATGCAACGATTCTAAATGTCCTTTTTTACATACCTGTGATCTTTACGATGATAAAAAAATTAGAAAAAACTTGGTATTTGGTCAACGACACGGTTTAATATGTCATGACTATGTCTATAAAAATGAAATTCTTCCTGAACAGGAGGATGTATCGGAGGATGATGATGAAGATACCCGCCATCGCTTTCGTATTTGTATGGTCGCTTAGTTGTACTACTCCGGTCAAAGATCATCAAAAAATGGAGGTTATCCATGTTCCTACGGTAACGTATGAGCATGATGATGTGATTGATTTTGATCGGTATTCTGGGAGCTGTTATATTTCAGAAATTGACCCGACATCTATGGGACCATTTCAGGTGATTCATTCCACAGAGGAACCTGGGTTTAGTATTTATTATCCAGATGCTTTGGATAAGGGTATCAAGTTTCCGGTAATTGCGTGGGCAAACGGCATGAATATCATGGGGGGATTCACCGATATTCATTACGGGAGGATATTGAGGAAATTAGCGAGTCATGGTTATGTGGTGATAGCCTCTCATAGTCCTGATATGGGGTATGGATCGCGTTTGATTGGTGGTTTGGATACCATTGCCAGCAAGAATTTTGATCCCTCTCATAAGTTTTATGGCAAATTACTTATCGATGATTTTGGGGTTTTGGGTCATTCTCTGGGTGGAACCGAGGCATCGTTAGCAGAAAATGATGATGACGTTGTAGCCGTTGTGAATATCATGGGGGTTTCCTTAGATTCGAGAAAGCCCACAGCTTTTATTTCTGGGGATAAGGACCGTTTTCGAGAGTTAGTCGATGTTTCGTTTTTTGAAGCTAAAGGAGAGGCATTTAAGGCTATTATAAAAGGTGCGGATCACACCCATTTAGGAGGAAATCAAGGCATGGATAAGATGGCTGAAATTTCTCTCGGATGGTTCAATTGTCATATTTGTGGGGATGTAAAATCATGTAGAATGTTCATGCCAAAGACGGGGAAATTTGCTAAAGATAAACAATTGAAAGATGTTTGTTTTAAATTTTTGTGACCGATCTTGAAAATATTCTCTTTATAAGCCAGCATGATACTGGCTTTTTTTTTGAGATCAGAGGTGCTATCGTATTATTTTGTTGCTAGTCAATTTTCTTGTTGTTTGAATTGATAAGAATAGGGTGTAATAAATGTGACATGAATAATGACGTTAGATTTGGAAAAGTTTG